GAGATAAGAGCCGGGAGTAAAGCCCTCAATGCCCGTACCAGATGCTGGAGTATGAAGAGTACCAGTCTGCTTGAAGTCGTTTGAGTTCGCGTTATCAAGCGCACTACGGTTCCAACCAGTTAGGCCATCAGGATCGTAAGCGATCATGCGAAGGTCTTCAACCAATTCACGGTCGATCTCAAGGGTAAGTTCCTTGGAAAGAAGGTCTGTAAGTTCACCTTCTAGATCAATGTTGTGATAAGCACGAAGATCTTGTGCAGCCTCAAGCGTCCAGAGTGAGCGCATCTTGCGAGTACGCGCAACAACTGGTTGCTGCTCGATGTGCATGTTGATCTCAGGGATCTCTTCGCCCGAAAGAGCTTCACCAGCACTTACGCTGTAGCCAAGGATCGTATCCTTGTCAGGCCAAGAAGCAATAAAGCCTCCCATCGTGGTTGATACGGAACCAGTAGCATCATTAAGGATGCTGGACATGTAAACAGTTCCAGTACCATCAATGTTTGCGCCAGTAAAGTTAGGCGTTGCCGTCTTGCCAGCGTATGTCAGGTTGTACTTGCTGTAAATAGTTTCAGCAGAACCTTTGAATACACGGTCGTTGCCTAGGTAGAAGATCTGCGAAACAGGTCCACCCATAGGCTGTACGCCAACAATATTGTTGGCAATGAGTTGTGGAAATACGCGACGAACGAGGGGAAATGCAAACTTCTGGAAAGTTCCAAGCTTACCAACCGTAGTTGGACTGCCAGCCTCGTCCATGCGGTCATGATTTTCCGCAATGATGGACTTGGCTTGGTTTTCAAGCAATTGTGCCGTTACACGCTTGGTGTAATCGTTGTTAATCCCCTCTAGCACGGGTCCCCACTTAGTTAAGATTTCTGAATTTTCTTGTAACATAGTGTTTTTCCTTACTAAAGATTAGATTGAGGCATGAACTTCATAACCTCGGGGGTTAAGAGGTCATTAAGTTCCTGGGGTACAGGGGTTCTTGCCTCCTTTTTGTCAACATCTTCTTTGATGATAACTGCTTTTTCTGAAGACTTAAATGGCTTTTCCTTAGATTCCTCTAATATATCGACTGCCTCTAAGAGTGTCGCCTTATCTTCTTCAAGCTTGTCAACTTTCTGAGTAAGAGCATTGATTGAAGTATTCATCTTTTCGGTTTCCTCAAAGGATTTCCTTAATTCATCCGTTAAAATATCTACTTCAGCCTCATACTCTTTCTGCTCTTGAACGAGGTCAGAAATTACATTATCTTCATCGCCCTTCTTCAATTCCAAAGCCATAAGTGTCTTCACAGATTCAAAAAGCGATGCATTTCGCATCGTTTCGTTCTCCTCTTGAAGCTCTCTTACAGCTTGGTCCTTTAATTCATCAACTCGGGACCTAATAAAACCTTTTACTTTTGCTTCTAGAGCAGAAGTTTTTTCGTCTACTTGTTCCGAAATGACGGTATTCACTAAGTTAGCAATCTCAGTAACTGCTGCTTCTGAAAGACCTTCAGGCAACAATTCTGCGATTGGTAATGTTTGTTCAATTTTTGATTTCATAGCGTAACCTCCAGCCATCACAATATTTACAGATGTAATGTATAATTAATTAAAAATTTTTATTTTTTGCGTAGTTGATTAAATAGCTTTTGAATAAAAATCTTCTCTGATAAAGCCTTATCATATGTAGCTTTAACCGTATCTTCGATAAACTTAGAGTCTTTACTCTCATTTACCAAGCCAGGAAACGCTCCTTTAGTTGATGGATCAGCTACTAAATCAAAGGTTACTAGTTTAAAATCATCATTAACTACTGAATAATCCCCTTTCTCCGTAAGGGAACCCATTCCCCTTGAAGAAATTCCTAACTTTACCCCACCTTTAATTAAAGCTTGGGCTACCTGCCCACAAGGAGTATTAAGGATCTCTGCTTCACCAAGCATATCATCCCCCTTCATATGTAATTTAGTTACTAAATGAGAAACATTTCCTAGCTTTACTGCATCATGTGTAGGGTGATCTAATTCTCCCATTAATCGTCGCTCTTGAATAGCTTCGTCTAATCGGGTCATTTCTCTAACTAAGAGTTTCTTTTCATAAATTCTCTTATTTTGATTAGGGGTTCCTGCCCTCTGGAATACCCCTGCAATCTTCATGGTTCCATTAGCTTTGGACTCCTCTAACACTTGCATGTCTTCAATAATAAAGGTATCAGTTATAAACATTATTTGCCCCCTACGGCTTTCTTAGAATTCTTAATCTTATTTTTCGCACCTGGGCCATACTTATCTTTAATTCTCTTAGAAGAGGTAGTACCGTGCTTAAGAGCGGTTCTCATAGAGTGAGCTTTAACACTCTTAAAATCTGCGGAGGGGGTTGCGCTACCAGGAGTAAACCCCTTAGCAATCTTACCCTTACTTTTTTCTCCCCATCCTGATTTGGAAATAACATAGAGCCTATCAGCCCCCTTAGTACTAAAAATCTGTCCCGCATATCCCTGCTCTAGTGCTTTAGCTATAGTAGCGTAAACTCTTACCCTAGCTTTTCTAGATTTTACGGCCCCTTTTTTGTCTTTAGCTGCGTCAGTTTTGGGCTTACCCCGCTCTGTTAAGATATCAAACAAAGTCATCGTGTAATAGCCTTCTTCTTCTTCTTACGAATTTTATTTAAAAAAACATCCATTTTTTCAGCATTCTCTTGCTCTTTCGTCTTGGTAGCATCAGGTCCTGCCAAATTAACTCCTAAGCTTCCAGCAGCGGTTACTTCGGTAAGAGTTCCTTTTACTTCAAGCAATAAATCTTTAATTTCTTGAATGAGAGTCTTAAGTTCTGCAACCTCTGAAATCTCTTGAGGGGGAGAAGGGGGTGAAGACTTCTCTTCTCTTATGGGCATCTCAGGAGTTTTTTCCTCTACAATACTTTGAACAAAGTTAGCAGGGACCTCTACATCAGAAATATCTGGAGCTTGTGCAGTCACATCGGCAGAATATATAGACGGATTGGCTTCTAAGGACGGGGCACCCTCTTTAGGTGCCTCTATTGTCCCCTGAGCTAACAAATTTTCTGCAAAATCTCCAACTGAGACACTCATTTCTTACCTCATTTACCTTTGGAAGCCTTCTTAAGCTCCTTAACCTTCTTCATAACGGACTCTTTTTTAGACTTCTTCTTCTTTTTGCTCTTCTTGGATGCGTTGATATCCATATCGGCTTTAGCATCTGCCTCAGCGTCAGGATCTTCTTCCGAAGCAGCAGCATCAGCTTCTGGGTCATCATGTGAGTCAACGGCATCATCCTCATCATCGCCATTAAACTCATCAATAGATTGCATAGCAGCTTGGATCTGAGCGACATGCTCTCGGATTTGCTCATCACTAAGCTCCTCCTCAAGAGTGGACTCGCATAGAGGACAAGTATGCACCTCAACGCTTTCCTTCATCTCATCATCATATTCCTCATCATCCTGCTCCTTAACCTTCTTAGAAGCTTCCTTGACCTTCTTAGCTTCCTCTGCGGGAACCTCTTCTTCTTCGTCATCCTGCTCCTTAACCTTCTTTTCCTTTACGGCTTTCTTCTCTACAAGCTCGATCTTTGCTGCGTCCCACGCAGCGTTTTCGAGTAGAGTCTTTACAAAGCTCTCTTCAACTTTTAAATGTTCTGACATAATAGTATTCCTTATTGTTGTTAGCTCAGGACAAACAGAGGTGTCCTTACCTTATATTTATATACTCTACTTTAAGTATATTATTTTTTATTTTATTTTGTTAAGCTCCATTAGCAAAAACATTAGAAGAACCGCTAGAAATGATATGTTCTGGAACAGGGTTTCCATAGTCATCACCTTTTCTCCCCATTGAAAGCCCATTAGCAAGCACACTTGGGGAAAAAGTGTTTAATGTCGGAGCATGTTCGCCACAGCAGGGGGGAAAAGGAAAGGGGTGTATGATCATCGCATCTCCCTCGCGCACCACCCCTGCTCCATTAACAAAAACATTTAAAGATCCCTCATCCGTGAACTGCTGGCTTTTATCCGCGCAACAGGGCTTGAGGGCTGTACTAATCCCATCAATAGAATCAACAGTATCTATTCCATCCGATCTAGCTAGTGCTGCCATTACAAAAACCCTCCAATTTTACCTTTGTCAGAGGGGGGATAGTAATTTCCTGTTACCTGTGGAATCTTTTTAGGTATTTGTGGAGTTCCTCCTTGCTTCAGTCTAGCAGCAGTAAAAAAAGTTTTTTCCCTATCTGTCTTCTTAACAGAGAAAATCTTAATATTATTATACTTTCCATCTAACACCCTTGCTCTAACATTAGCAGGAGTTCTCGCTATGTAGTTAATAAGCTGTGGCATAGTAAATCTAGTCAGTAAGTCCCCTTGAGGGAGCCCCTTTCCTAACCTTCCCCTAGTAAGATCATAGGAAGTTTTAATATCTTCAATCTTATTTAATACTTCACCTAAAGGAGAGGGCTTTGATTTATAAATAGTTGTTGGACCTACTAAAGCGTCTAGTGCTGGGGTGAAATCATCCTTATTATTCTTATGCTGCTGGAAGGTAAAGGCAAAAATATCAGGTCTTCCGTCCTGGTTAAGTCCATTAGCGGCTTTCGTAGTTTGTACATAGTCTTTATTAAAAATAGAAGGTAAAGGATTCATTATAATAGAGGCAGATCGTATAACTGGTTTATCAACCTCATACTGTTCCAACACTGAACCCCCCTGTAATACATTATAGGCAGTTACATTGCTTGGAACAATTAATAAATCATTAGGTATCCTACGGGGGTAAACCTTTCCATCAAAACCATCTAGATCTAAGTCCGTAAAGGTAGCATTTACTACATATCTTCCCAACTCATCTTGGTTAAGGAAATGCCCCCACCAAGGATCATCCACGGGAATGTATACTGTATTTCTAGGCCCAGAGTGTGCCCCAACTATATTGTTGAAATTTAAAGCAGAATCCCCATCCTTCCATGCCCTTGTATACTCAACTTTAGTTTGTTTGGTATAAGGGTCAGTATTAGGCACATCTTCAAGGCTATCTGCATTTATGGTAAACAGATACCCTTTATTAATAAGGGACCCCTCCCTATCTATATTTCCCTGCTCTACCTCATCCTCATACTTAGAGCTTACAGATAGATTAAACCCATATTGAGTGCTGTTTTGTTTAGCGAAGTGTGCATAAATTACAGACAGGTCTGGAGTATCAAAATTATATGCAATATTTCTATTAGATTTTAATTCAATGGTTTCCTGCTTTCCCTTTACAGTTCTTACTTTAATGAAATCATTTGTCTCAGATACATGTTCAACTTTTCCGTTTGCCCTTGTAACCTTAAGTTTATTATTCGACCCAATTGCTGCACTAGTAACCTTACCAAAAAAGGTTCTTACGGGAAGACTTAGATCAATATCAGGAGCTACGATCCTGTACATCTGAACCATGCGTTGCTGGGTTCCTTTTGCTTTATAAGCTTTATTGTCTAAACTTTGCTTCTTGTCTCTCACTAATCCAAAAGCGTTGCGCCTACTTCCCGAAAGTTCTATCTTTGGAAACCCCTGTGGGAAAGAATTCTTAGCCCCTTGGAACATTTCTGTAAATAAGCTTTGAGAGTAATCATTCACATTTCCTTGAGAAACAGCTAGAGTAATTGCAGTTTTTAAATAAGTACTAAGGGCTAGAGAGGATATATTAGCAGTCTCTAATTTTGCTAAGCTTTCTTTGGTAGCTTCACTAAGCATTTTTGCAGTGAGATTAGAAAATAAATAAGCTCCTATAGTTGTTCCATCAAAAGGAACCTCTGCCCCTAATCCCGCAAGTAATACATCATTAACAAAGTTAGGAACAAAAGTACCCATAATATTATTATCAGTATTATTTCTATTAATTATATTGGTAGCACGACTAAGAGTATCAGGGTCATCAGGGATTAAATAATTATAATCTCTATCAAAAATTTCCATCGAAGGATCAAAAGGAAGGAGGTCATTAAGAGGAGCAGTATTTCTTGATTCGTTTTCGGCTGTATCAAAAGCATCTGCTATAGTAGGACCAATAGGAACATTTAAAGATTTATTTAAAATAACGGATCCAGTCTTTTTGCTAACAGGATAAGAAGGAATATTAGAAGGACCCTTTGTATCTGTGTCCCCTGAATTTGAGGATATAGTTGACCAACCAACAGGAGTATTTCCCGGAAGTTCATAAATCGAGTCAGATCCTCCAGTAGTGGTAGGACCATCTTTGACCTCAAGAGCCAGAGCAACATCTATATTAGTTCTCTCAACGCTAGTAACAGGTCCCGCAGGACAAACGGTAACAATTACATATGTATCAGGACATTCCCCACTACAACCAACACTACCTTTACAAGGACTGGTCGTTGATCCTGGTCTAACCTGAACATCATTCCCCTTAGCCTTCTCCCCATTAACAAAAGTATCTAAAGGATCAGTAGGCGTTGGTCCCATTGAAGATCTACACTCGTAAGTAAAAAAGTAAGTAGAAACTGTACACCCGTCATCCCTAATAATAGGGGGTTGACTAGGATTAGAAAAGGGGCCTCCAGTACTTACACAGCGACAAGTACTTCCCGCAGGAGAAGTTGGACCTACTCCAGTAGGCGCACCTGGACCTCCTGGGGGTGGGGTTGTTGGCCCAGTAGGCCCAGTAGGCCCAGTAGGCCCTGTTGGATTTGGCGTTGGCCCCCTTGGTCCTGGGGGGACTCCAAAAGGTCCAGGTCTTGGTCCTTCGGGATCATCTACACCAGTAGGTCCAATAATACCCCCTCCATGATACCCTCCAGGCCCAGTAGGCCCAGTAGGGCCGGGTTGCTGGGGTACTACAGCGCAATCCGAAGCAACTTCAGGATCCCCACGGTTTCCAGTAGGTCCTGGATTATAAATAAGGTTTTCATAACAACATTCATGCTTAAAAACCATTATATTACCTCTTATTTATTATTACGATAGATCAACAACTGTCCCTGTATAAAGAGGAGCAGTTGGTGATAAGATATCTCCAGAGTTACCTGCTGTCTCAATCAAAGTATAATTGTTTGCGGCTCCCAAATTACTATTTCTATTAAGAACAAGCTCCTTATAAGCAACTACTGAAAACTTAACAGTAGGATAAAAACACATCCCAAACTTAGGGGCAAATCTTGTGGTGTTATTAAAAGTATCCCCTTGTTGATTCATTCCCCATGCTGTAGATGTAAACTGTGGTAAGCAAACTTGATAGCTCAACCAATCATAAGCAGCGTTAGGACCAGGAGGAGATTTTCTAGTTCCATCACAGTTATTTCCGTTACTGGCTTCTTCATCTGTTACTCGACCATCACATATGCCTCCATTACTCTCTGGAATGGGCTGAGAAGCAGAGTTGATATAAAATACTGCGGATTTCTGTGGGGTACTAACAACAGGACCTTTGTTTACATATAATCCAGAACCTAAGCCTTTATTAGTACCTGCTGACGAGCCACCCGCTGTGGGATCAGAGGTAGAAGTGAGAGGTCCACAATTCACATATTCTACTAGAACATCATAATCTTGCGCCCAGTCTGGGAGTATAATTTCAATACGCTTAGTATTGGTAACAATCATTGCTTGGAATTTTGTGCTTCCCCAACTTGGATTAAAATCTACATCTAACCAGTTAGCGGATTGGTCCTTCGTTCCTCTGATAGAGGCCACTCCCCCAGGAAGATAGGAAATCTGCCGTGCTGCGCTCCAACCTTCAATAAACATCCACCAAGTAGCCTTAGCAGATTTCTGTGCGCCAGTCATAACTGAGGCTTGGTTTAAAGAGTTATAAGGTTGATCCCACTCTGGGTAAAGAGGAATATTTCTTCCCTCCGTACCTCCTGGGAGACCTAAGTAGGTTCCATTAGCCACATTAAAGGAAGAATTAGGATCAGATAGCCATACTTTTAGATCAGCTTGACGATTATTATAGAAGTACTGGAGTAGAGCTTCTTTATTTGTAATAGTAGCTTCTTCTAGAAAGGCTTTATTAGAAGTATACTGAGAGAAGGTATAAGTAGTATCTCCATAAGTTAAACCTGCATTTTGTGTAGTTGTTCCCCAAGGATCTTGAGTGTGAGACGAGTTAGCGTTCATACTCAAAAGAGTTCCTTCAGGACCATAAGCCAAACCCCCCATCACATAATCAGTATAAAGAATCTTACCATCTTTTATTTCAGAAGTGGGGATTATAGATCCATACAAACTAGTATAAATTTTCTTAGTTACATCTTGTAATTGGAATAATCCCACCGCAGGATTAGCAAGGGATAGAGGGGGATTAGCTCCTGCTACGCCAGCCCGTTCATTATAGGTAAATTCCGTAGTACGAAGGAAGGGTCTGATATCAATAATATCAGCTTGTGTAATATTAGCTTGACCTTGTTTAACTACAATATAAGCAATAGGAAGAGCAGCTTGTCCCACTAGTTGTAAATCATCATCATCAACATCTATAGCTAATAGGGGTGCTATATTTAGAAGATCGTCAGGAGAGGGGAAACTACCGTGAATAACATTTCCAGCAGAGTCTGTAATCCCCAGGTTTGCCGTAGCTTGTGTATCATTTATATTACCAGCAATTCTAGCTGATCCTGGTGTACCTTTATCTGGAGGACACCCCTCTTTTGTAGAGATACTTGGGACTACATTAGTATTATTTTTTTGAATACCCACTCCTGCACCTCTTACAAGACCAAGCATAGGCTTAGTTTCAAGCTTAGGTTTTGGGGTGCCGCCTATTTGACAGAATGTTTCCTCGTAACTGGGTCTAGTAGTTGAACTAGCGTCAATGGGAACACTATAAGCTACCAATAAATCAATGCGTTGAGTTGCATTAGGAATAACAACATCTACTTCTCCCGTACTTCTATAGTAGTAGTCCCACTCATCAAAAGCTGGGATCTCTATAGTCTGTTCAGGAAAATCTACAACAGAAGTTCTAAAGACACCTCTCCACTTCTTAACAAACGCTAGATGAATAGAAGGTAAGTTCTCATAAGTGTATTGGTTATTATATTCAATTACTGGTCCTAGTTGTGATGCAACAAGGGGACCAAAGTTACTCATTCCAGGCCAGCGATGACTCTGGCTTGACATGTTATACTTAGGATAATTAGCACCTCTCTCACTAGTTGTATTCCATCCCCAATTACCCCCTTCACCTCCAGGGCTAGAATAAAAAGTAAAAGCAATTTCTAATCCATTAACATTATAAGGCTTTTCTCCACTAATAATAAAAGAGTTCCATACGGCATCTCGTTGTACCTCCGTCCACATATTTCGTAAAGCAGGAATTAAAACAGGTTCGCTTCCTCCGGGACCAACGGAATCATATACTAGAGAAGCTAAAGTATCGCCTATATTATAAGCATCATTAATTCTAGAATTAAACCTACCTGCATTTACATTAATAGTACGCCCTCCAGACGATTTTGGGCGTAACTCCTTAATATTATAAATACTAAGCTCACTAGTCTCAGTAAGGTAGCCACCTCCACTACCGCCTTTTGGTCCTTCTAATTTATTTTTAATAAAGAGAATATTCTCTTCAAGCTGACGAACTGGAAGGTTGTCTACTTCATAATAATAAGGATCGTTTGCCTTATAGTATCTAATAGGTTGATGAAATTTGTATGCCATATTATAAGTCTCTATCTAAATCAAAGAGGTTTGCGGATCCTAACCCTACACCAAATCCTGCGGTAGCTTGCCACCAACCCTCTCCTGGATATTCCATTATGGCTTTATAATAACTAAAGATTTTCTTTCTTCCTGAGGTTCCTAAAGTGCCATTCTTAGCGTTTGCAAAAGTGTTCATAGCAGACTTATCTAACCAAATCCTAGTCTCATTATCACAAGACAGCATAGCTGAAGTGTAAAAGAAGGAAGATGCTACATTTTCAACCTGCATCGAGGAGGGAAGAGTAATAATATGACCACTCATACCTAAGTCTTGGTAAATGTCACTAGCAGTAGTAGGATCTAAAGAACTACAATCAGAGGAAGTTGAATAACCTTGTGCGTAAAGCTGATAAGGTGCCCCTGTTTTTAGTGTTGCCGTGTTTGGGAAGTTAAAGCCCATACTTACAAATGCAACAGGGGGTTGTGGAGGCATATAACCCTCCCCTGCAATCGTATGAGGATATCCTAACCACTTCGCTTTAGGATGGGGAGAAACATAAATTCTAAAGGGTCCGATGTTTTGCTGTAGAGGTTTTCCATAGTAGCCAAGGTCCCCACCCGTGTTAACTCCCAACCCAAAGGAATCTAGAACACTTAAGCCACTTGTATCCGCTGTAGAAGAAGGTGCGCCAGACAAACCAGTATTTAATGAAGATGTCCACACAGCACTAGGACCATAATAGATTCCACTAGCGTCTTCTGGGAAATAAGAGGAAACTGTTAAGTAGGAAGCATGTAGCTCTGAGTTATCTGCAATATTCCAAATCCTTAACAGGTCACAGTTTCCAATAGTAGAAGCATCATAATAAGGACCAGAAGGGTTTGCCCAGCCTGTAGGGAAGGTTACATTCCTTGCGGTAACTTCACTTCCTCCAACTGCTCTTACACACATTCCACCATAGGAAAGACTTGACACAGCATCACCTACTGCTACATCTTGTTGAGGAAGCTCTTCGTAAGCTTTCTGGGTAGTATTATTCAGACCAACTTTATTATTATCAGCGCACCATCTCGCTTGTCCTTGTAAGTCTAACTGAGTTACTTCTGTTCCATAAGGAGCAAAGGGGTTTGGATAAAATTGAATGTATCCATGAGAAGTATAGCTTGAAGTATTTAAAACATCGGTATCATAGTCTTCAGTATCTGCAAGATGTTTAGAAGCCCAAAACCTGTGGTAATCCCCAGCATCGTGCATATAAATATGAGAATTTTTATTAGCTACTAAACAAGCTCTAGTAGCATGTAATTGAACTTTGGTGTGGTTGTTCGTGGTGCCCAAACTAAAATTACGAATATCTAGTACTCCGTCTTTCATAGGAGGACCGATCTCAATAGTAGAGTGATTTTCTGCTAAGGCATCAATTCCGAATTGAACAATGCTAGTGGGGCCTGTTATGCTAATATGAGAATTATCTCCTGCATAAAGAGCCGCAGTTTTTTGCTGTTTATCGGATGAGTAAGGTCCTAAGATCATAGTAGAGTTGTTAGAAGTACCGTTTAATTCCAAATTACTTCCCTTAGTAACTTGGAATATACTACCCTTTACTGCGTTAACAATCGAATATGCAGGTCCATCTTCGGTAGACTGGTGTACTTCGGCCCGTGTAAATAAGGCTTTCATATGAGAACCATCAGTAATTACTACGGCAGGAAGAGAGGTATACTCACCTCCCCCAAACTCCTCCATACCGTGTGTACCGCTTAATCCAAATCTTGTACACTTTGCATCTATTTCACTATCCATAGTAGGGATAACCTCAGAGTTAGATAAAACAATATGCTGTCCGTTGTTATCAAAATTAGTATTAGGGTAGAACGGTCCAGTTGGCCACATGAGTTCAGCGTATTGGTTATAATTCAAAACAGAATTAACAGCCTTTAACCCCTCATACCTATTATGATCAGCCGTAATGATAGCTGCTTTCACAACCGAATTTTCTAATACAATCCCCTTATCATTTTGGAAGGAGGCGATAACCTGACCTGTATTAATTGTTGAGTTTACAGCTTTAATACCTTCATTAATATTAAAGAAAGTTTGAAGAACTAAACTTTGGCTTCCCTCGATATTATTATTACTTTCTCCATTTGCATCTTTTCCATATCTAAAATCAGCAGGAGTCTGTACAACAGAGTTTTGTAGATCCATTCCAACCATATTCTTATAGAAACAGAAAGGAGAGTCTAGGGGAAGACCTAATGCATCTTCTGTCGCCGCATTTAGAGTAATAGTAGAGGTTATTGCTCTTAGTCCAGGAGTCGGATTTGTTGTAACCTTAGTATCTAAGTGCGGCCCCACAGTCTCAAGCTCGTAATTTCTAAAAGCTATAAAGCCTCTATTTAAAGTTACATGAGAGTTAACCGCTTGTAACCCAGCATCCTTACATCTAGTGGCAGTACAGTTTTCTATTAACACCTCTGAATTTTCAATATCAAAACCAATATTAGTCCTCTGTTCACCTCCACTATTCAGAGAAGCTTGAGAGCCTCCATCTACGCAGAAGCCTCTAATATACACCTTACCAGCGCAATCCTTAACTGTCACTCCACTAGCGGAGTTTGCGTATACCAGCCCCACAGCCCGTGAGGTATTGGTTGGGGTAGCATAGGCACTTCTTTGTACAAGGACTGAAGTTCTAGGGTTAAGAATCAGTGTTTCTGTGGCAGTAGAGTTATCCCTATAGTTTCCTACATTAAACTTGTTGGCAACTGCGTCAAAGAGGTCCCCTGTTGTATCGGTAAACTTAGTAGAAATAGTGATGGTCTTATTACTAGTAGCAGCCGCCTTAGCCCATTCGGGAGCTAGAACAAAAGTTCTAGTAAAGTTTCCCCACCAAGAGTAAGCTCCCAGAGCATTCTTTTGCCATACTGTATCCCTCACTCCTAAGGAAGAGGACTCTAGCATAGTATTACTCAGATCCTCAGACTCAAATTGAGTAATAGCACTTGAATTAGCATCTACAGTAGTAATAAATGACGAAGGGGTAAGGCTTGATCCACATAAAGATTTAGCAAACCCTCTGTTGATAATTTCCAGACCAGCACTAGAGCCTTCAAACTCCTTATTCTCTACATGGATTCCTCCTAGCTGACCGCTAGTACACACCTCAATAATAATAGGGAACCTGATGGTATTAGGAAGTGCTTCTAAAGCATCAGATACTGTACCGAAGACCTTCTTGTTATCAATTCCACAAGCTGATACAGTTAGCATGATCCCATCAACAGCAGAAGTTGGGTAGCCAGCCATCTCATACAAGTAATCATCACGATCCTCTAGATCATAGATTGGTAGGTTATCCTGCTCCCAGTTATAGAAAGAGCTTGAATCGAATTTATAAACAGGATCAACCCAATTATTAATCAGAGTGCCTGTGCCCGAAGGTAGATATAAGTCTGTTGGTTGAAATGCCATGTTAGAAATTCAATGTCCATTTAAAGACTAATGAAAAATCATTAGTCTTTTCAATATTTGTGAAGGGTCTATATGCCACAAGAGGAGACCTCTCTGGATCATACCCTAGGGGGTTTTTCATAAATAACCCCACCTCGTTTAGAGTATTACCATTACAGGTACTCTGGTCTATGTAAAGTATATAGGTTACAGAATTAAGATCAACCCTTTTGATACTATTATCTGATATTACAGGGAAGAGGTAATTGTTACTATCATCCCCTGTTGTTTGTACAGGTCTAGCTTCTCCATTCCAAGCCATTTCTTCATGAATGTCAATAGGCAGAAACGACTCTGCATTAGTATGATAATCTGCGATACCATTATCCTGTCCTAAGGCTGAGACGAGTGCAGATTCAGATACCCCATAAGTATTGATAATGGTATCACCTTTAGTACCTAATTGAAAATATCTAATTTGGAAATTAGTTATATCTGTAGCTCCTGACCCTGCATATAAAAGACCTAACCCTACTCCCATCCCCGAAGTAATCGTATTCTTATCATCAAAAACATTTTCCTCAGAGCCGTCTGGGTATACCTTCCAAATCTCTAAGTGTCCTGATGCGTCTAAGTAATCTTCTTTTTTCATAGCTATACCTTATAATAGGTAGGAGGGTTTGGAGGATGTTTGGTCATAGGCTAGAGTATCTACAGGAATATATACCCCTCCTGAGTAATGGTCATCAATGTTTCTTGAAAGTCCTAAGAATCCTATAGACCAATGGATAACTAAAGAATATTCTTTAGTTTTTGGAACCCCTGCAAAACTTCTATAAGCCATCAAAATGGGGGTATCCTCTTTAAGCCCTTTGGGGTTTTTAGCAAACAATCCCACCTCGGAAATTAGCTTACCATTACCTGTATTTTCATCAAGAATTATCTCAGACTCAAAGGAGTCCATAAAAACTTTAGTAATTCTCCCCTCAGTTACTTTAGCAAAATACTCATCTGATCCTGAGAATATAACGGATGAGAGGGGCGCAGTAGTCCCAAACATTTCCTTATATTCTCCCCCCTCACTAGATGCATAGAAGCCTCTATACCGTTTAGTAACCTCATAATCCGTATTATCACCATAATCTGCCCAACCAAACGGGGAGGATAGTGTATAAAAACAAGCAGAAGTAGCTGCCTCAAACTTAGTAGCATAGTCTATCGTATCGGTTCCTACTTGGAAGTAGTAAGGCCCATACCCATCAACATAATCTGAGCCGCCCCCCATCTGTATGTCGATAAGGGAGGACCCTAGCCCAGCAGTAATCAAATTACCTCTGTCTACTACTGTTTCTTGGGTGCCATCGCTGTACACCTTACAAATTGTGATATGTCCTTTAATCATGTTGTGACCTAAAATCTAGTGTCCACAGAATATACAGATTTTTATGCTTAATAAATCCTGGGTTCGCGCTTCCACCGATGGGGGTATGGTCTTTATTAGCACATAAGTTTTCAGTAAAGGTTTTTTTAGCAAATAACTTAAATTCCTGTTTGGTTACTCCAGTTGATGTGTTAATAAACTGAGGATTATCATCAGTTATTACTCCATTTTCTAAGAAAGGGGCTTCATTATTTTTTAACGCTTCTTTACAGTCCATATTCCAAAGTCCTATCTGGTGGAGTCCACCGTAGAGATTCATTGCCCAAACATCCCAGATACCGACACCTATCGTATAGGTTACACGGGGATCAACTACCATAGCTTCGGCGGTTGCGTAAACTTCTGCTGCTGAAACAAAGGCTCTTCCTAAACGGTTGGCCCCCGTAAAAGCAGAACCATATCTCAAATGGCAATACCCCCTATAATCCATATACTCTCTAAGGTTAAACAATCCTCGAATACCATCATCATCGTCTGTACTTGCAGTCACATTAGTATAAGTAGTAAAATCTCCCTCGTAAGAACTAACTAACGCTCCTTGAGTAGAGTTGGTAGTTTTGGAGGGGAATACTCCTTGAAAATAGGACGAAGCATCCGAGGACTTAAATTGAATTCTATTTTCAAACTGGCCGTAAGACTGTGTTCCGTCCCCACTAACAATAGAGTATGCTGTGTCGGCATTTTCTAACTTGGTATTCGTAGGATCAGGATACGAGGGTAGTCTATACGGTGGAGTATAAGCAGAAGCCTGTCCCGTAATCGAGCTTGTCCACATAACTCGCATTCTCTTATCAGTTCCAATTAAATTAATTAATGAGCTAACATTAGCACTTGCTCCATAACATAAATCATCAGTCTTATACCAGATGTTATCTTTAGGAAAAAAGTACCCGTTCTCTTGGAAGGAGGAAGCAGCGGGACCAAAGGATACAGCAGCCATCCTGAAGTTAGAAGTGTCCATGACCCTTGGAGCTATTCCCAGAACGCTTGAGGGGGTCGTGAGCATGTCTACAACGCTCTCCCCTGCCCCGTTTAGTACGAGGTTGCTGCCCTCGGCTACGAGGCTGTGAGAGCCGTCTGCGGCTATCGCATATACTTCTACCTTACCCCTCATTGATCGTAATATTCGTTAGTTGGTTATTAGCTGCTCTAGCGTTATCATACATATCTACATTAGAACGGTAATTTAATCTACTGCCTCCACTTACTTCCATTACAGAAGAAGTGTTCACTGCGTTTCTACTTGCAAGCCCAGTACTTAGTGTTTTGAAATACTTAAATATAGTTTTTAAATCAAAAAGACTTAAATCAATATCTCCATATTTAGACTGTATCTTAGCGTTGCTCTTATTTGTAAGGTCTTTAATAGATACCTTTTCAAAAACTACAAACTTATTGGGATGTCCATTGACAACAAAAATTTCAATTACATATTTTTGATCAGTTCTATGAACCTTTCCAAACTGAGAGAGGTATTTAGCGGTGGGTTTAACTGCTTTATTATTCTTTGTAGAGAAGCTAAACTTAAACCGTTCTTGAGACTGATCACTAACATTATTAATAGCTAGGGGGTTAGACCCCACAATACTAGTTATAGACCACGGCTCCCAACAATGTGAAAATAAAGTGTTGAGGGGCTTCATACCCCCGCCATCTCCATTATAAGAATAATTATCTAAATTTCCCATAGTAAAGGGTATAGCCTGAGCTTTAGAAATAGCAAACGCAATTCCCGCATCCCCAGACAATTGAGACATTTTACACTGGCTCCACTTATCTAAATATAACCCGCACTCATCCTGAACTTGGGTATCATAATACCATAGCTGATCATCTTCTGGCTCTGTATGTATTAACACTCCTAAAGTTAAACCCCCAAGTTCAAGCCCACTAACCTCCAAACAATGAGCTAAAATATCTATTTCATACTCATGATCAGGTTGGAAAAAGTTTTTTGATAAATGCCCGCTATCAGGATGAATAGGAATTCTAATCCTAGGAAATGAAGAGTTACTAGATGGTCGGTGGTACTTGATTATTTGATTATTTATAAGCTTTGGATTAAAAGACCATTTACTTTGTTCATTCCTACTCAAATTAAACAAGGAGAAGATAGGATGAGGGGGTCCCCCGTGTCCTCCAAAAATCCATCCAACTGAAGAATCAACTAACTCAATAGCACTTACAAGATTTGGATTTCTAAACTCTGGGGATCCAATGTATGCGTCTGAGACTGAGGAAGCTGCTGAAGTTCCCACCGCATACTCTCCTTCTACTCCTGAAATACTTAACACCCCGCTTCCACCATTGTAAGCAATATCTACTTCATATACTGTAGAACTAGCAGATAAGAAACTACTGGCTTCTAAACCAGAACCGTCGATATCAAAATCTGAATTATAAATATAAGGCCCGTAGGTATGACTAAAGATATTAGCACCCCCCATTAAATTATAATTATTAGAAGTTCCATGTGCTTTGTAAAGCTTATTAAAGCTATCGTATAGCCTAAATACTTTAGAGCCAAAAGTAAAATGTTCATAATAGTTTAAAGACTCATCTGAGCTTTCATTATTAATTAACTGATTTGCTATAGATCCAACAATATCCAAACCCTTATACACAGCTTTTTCTGCATACCAAGAACTTAAATCATTGGGAGTTAATAGTATACTGCTAGTAGGCCAAGTAGGATCAATTATTCCCCCCTCATCATAGTAGCCAGAAACTATAGAGCTTGCTTGAAGATACTTCTCCTTATCATGAAAAGTATTCATAACATACATAATTTCTTGTAGTTGTCCTCGTCTTCCATAAGTATTACAATCGGAGGAAGCCACATTTTGTTTAGCTCTAGAAGCAAAAGTATTACTAATATCATACCCAAACATAGAACTTGGGGAAGTTAAGTTCTGGCAGATATCCCATACAGGATCAACATTATCTGATAAGAGTGACCCAATGCCGTAGTCGTTTTTATTCTGTGATAGTGCTACTTCTTTATATCTTAAAGAAGAGGGCATAAACCCTAAGGGAAGGTATCCCACCCCTGAAGAGTAATAAGGACTAGATAACTCTAAACTTCCAGGGTTGTTTCTTCCATTCCTTGTGAACATTTTTGTTTCAGGAAGAAGGTTATGAAAGTTTCTCCTACGCAAAGAGTTTCTATTAGAGTCCCCAACAGCTTGAAAAGTGTTGCCTGATAAAAGAACATCAGTTACATTATCTGCTTGGAACCTCTTAAAACGATGAGGGGTAATACTATTTGCTGCCGCAAGGGCAGCCATGTTAACCGCACACACACCAAAGCCCGTAGTAACTGTGGAAGAACCCTCGTAAAGATCATCAAAATTAGGTCGCCATTCTCTACAGTCGTTATCCCCTAAAGCATCTAAAACATCAGCTACGCTTGAGACATTCAAAAGAATCTCTGGGATAGCATGAGCAGGGATAACCTGATCTAAGATAGGCATAATCTTTGATATTCCATAAGAAGTATTATAACCAAAACTCTTAGTTTTAAAATCAAAAGAACTAGCATCCAAAGACATAAGGAAGTGAGAAGACTTCCCATTCCACAAAGACAATAAGGATGCGGGATCTGGGGTTCTTTGCTTTGTTACATCTTGAAGAATAGTAGCATAATTGGGGGGATAGGTTTTCTTTTTAGTAAACAATAAGAAGTTATTTAAAACTTGATCAACATTAACAGTCGTGCTAGTATGGGTTCTAATATAATCGGTTACTTCTTTAGCAAACGAAGCATCACAACCATAACACCTTAGATAAAACTCTATCCTATCAACCATAGGTGTAGTTAATAGAGATTGTGTATAGTACTGTCGTTTCTCATAAGGAGGGATATAGTTTAAATGATTCCTATACACAAAAGTAAAGTCTGGATCATACCTAAAATCTAAAGCAAGGGAGGAAGACTCATGTACCCTCCCAGTCATCCAATAAGGGTCAGTCTCCCCGTTGGGGCTCATTAAATGGTAAGGTCCATTGTACACAACGGTTGTTCCAGAATAAACGAACTCAGGAGTGGGGAACCGTTTTCCTACTAAAAGAAAAGAACTAGGAAAGTCTCTTACTAAATCAAACATTATCTTATCTACAGCATATTTGATATTAAGATCCATGCTCTTATTACTATAATGCGGTATACCAAATTGAGTTGCTACCTTTTCAGTATAGGTACTACCTAGTTTTTGAAATGCAGCAGAGCTTGTAGCTAACGCATAATACATAAGGTCTGGTACATACGACTCCCAAAGCTCGGATAAAGTATCACTAGAGGTAACATTGAATATTCCAGTAGAGAATAAAGTATCCATTAGAATTTGAATGGACCTTCTAGTTCCCTTCATCTTATAAATTTCAACAGCATTGCGTAACTGTACGCGCCACTTATCAAAGTCAGCACCTATAAATCTCCAACCAATTAACTCGGCTAGAAGCTCTAGAAACTCATCAGGACACTTCCCAATGTCATATAGAATACCTATCTCATCTTGTTCCGTAAGTCTGTCTGCAAAAGAGAAGGACATAGCTTGTAAGAATCTGGCTAAAGGTCCTGCTTCCTCCGTATCTGTAATAAGAGTCCCAATTTCTAATGTCGTTGAAGTATCAAAGAAAGTAGTGAACGCTTCTTCAATCTTTATATCGGGGCTATCCACATAATGGGGAGAGTAATTAATAGTATTAAGAATCTTTAGTCTATCAAGTAATTGAGAACCACTCGTATTGGTATTAGAGCTTACAACTAAAGACGATACATAATCTGTGGGAATAATCTTTTCTGTAAGTCCGAAGGAGGCTTGCCCCTTCCACAGATGTTCTTGATAAATGTTGATTAAATCTTCTAAGACAACGGGTTGTCCCCTGTAAAATGTCTGGGTCATCAACTCTGCTACCGCAGTAGAGGGGGTAAATTCCTCGGACCCATTACGATTTAAGAAGTATAGCCACCCTAAGTTTTTAACAAGATAAGAATAGGTTCCAGAAGAGGTGTTATCAAAAGCACTTGCTGTAGTCGTAGCCAAGTTAATATCTGCATCACTTAGGCTAGGAATTGACGGAAGCAAGGTTCCACTTACATAATTTTGAAAAGCAGTACTTGTAGAAAACCCTTTATAAGCTTTCCCTAATTTAAAAAGAATATTTCTTTCAAAGTCATCAGGAGAAATAGAAGCAGGGGAATAGGTCTTATGAAAGAACTTAGCAAACCCTGATGGGCTTCCAATAGAAGAAAGAGACTCATCGCCCCCCAAAGAAGATACAGGAAGAATTGTAGCCTGATTGGCGTTTGCTAAAATGTGAGAATTAATAAGCTGGTTGGGATATGAAACATGCGTCCCGCTAATATCCTTCTCTTCAGACAAGTAAAAAGGAGGGATTACAGTACGGATAGCATCTAAGTAGTTTCTCTTAAAATATTTTTGCGGAGTATTAAGATCAACATTTTTATCCTTTGCGGATACTACAGCAACGACCTCAGGAATGATTACCCCTTGATCGCTAAACTTAGTTCTTGTAATCTTCCTTCTTGCCATTACACCGTTATCGTATTAATTGTAAAGTTATTAAGTTGAATAATCTCATGGAAATCAACATTAGTTACTTCTGGGAGATTATCTACAGTAGCGTATCGTACTTTATCCAAATTAAAAATATCTCGATTTAGCTCACTAGTTATGAAGGGTTTTCCGAAATCAAAGTTATCTACATTAAAAAAGTTCATAATAATCTCAGCAACTTCTTGTTGAATCGTTCCTGCGATTGGCTCTAACTCCTCATCAATTCTAATAGTAACTACTAAGTCTAAGGTTCTGATTAGACCGTCCACAACTACCACTTCATCTGTTAACATTTTCTTAGGTTCAATCTCTTCCAACAAGTCTTTTTTAAATGTAGTAGAAGCCTTTTGAAGAGTATGATCTGATGCCTTTTCTAAAGTATACACATCAATAACATTAGCAGAGGAGAAAGCATCTCTTACCGCAGCAGTAGTTTTACCTACCGTACCTTGTTTACTTCTAAAAGTGTTTCCAATAGCAATGTAATCTTCTAGGGTTACTACCCTATCCTGTCGTTTAAAGGTAAGAGGGGCATACTTTTTAGCATGTTCAGCCGTCTCCGCATCTTGACCCCCTGTTGCTGGAGTAATGTTTTCTGTAATGAAGGGATGAAAAGTGTTACCATCCGAGGACTCGACTGTAGTAGTAATATTGATAGCCCCTCCTATTATATTTCCTCTACTTCCTCCTCCCACTCTATACACTATTGTAAAGGTTGCTCCCGCAGGAGGAGAAATACCCGTTACACCATCCCCAAAAAGGAGAGTAGCCGTATAGTTATCCCCGTAAATAACTTGAAAAACTCTGTCGTTTATGCCAGAGGCTGCAAATAGTCTTTCGACCTGTCTGTATGCTCCATTAGACTCATCCTCTTTATTACCAGTACTAATAAACACTTGAACACTTCCCTCAATAATTGGAGAGTCTGTTAAAGCAATTCGTTTATTACCCTCTAAGGTATCAAAAGTTCCTTTTTGAACACTCATAGCTCCTTCAAGTATAGCTACATTAGTAAAAACAGAACTTGCTGCGTTATCAGCTTCGTCTCCCTTTAATTCAAAAGTTGCGTTAGGAGAAGTAATATCCGAAATAGTATTATTTACAATCTTATACAAAGTGTAATTTACAGGTGCCCCATCTTCTTTGGAAATAATTGAAAATACTCTAGAAGACGGAGTAACAAGTAGAGGAAAGTCCTCTTCAGGAGGGGTAGTATTTGCTGTGAGTCTAGCAGCAGCAGCGGCAGATAATGGACCCCGCATATCAACTCCAATAAGCTCCAATAATTTTTTAAGATTTTCTCTAGTTTTTACTGTCCTTAAATAATTTTCATTAGCTAACATGTCTCCCTTTAAAGAAAACACGCTGCCCATATAAGATACAAGCTCTATTAACATTAATCCTAAATCAGACTCAGAAAAGTTTTGATAATCCAAGGGGTATACCGATTTTATATACCCAATTAAATCTTTTCTAATTGAATAAAAATCATCTGCTGCAAAATCAATATATTGTTGCTTCTTCCTATCCGGGATAGTAACAAGCTTCATGAAATCTGTAGTTGTTGTTCCTGAGAATACCATTAGTTTATATTTACCTCTATATCAAAAATGTCTTTATCGTCATTTACTAACTGAAGAGTAAGTTTAATGATTAACTCTCCTCTATCGGACTGCTGTTCCGTGGACCCTACGGCTACTGTTAAAACTTTAACTACCCTAAAGTATTTATATAAAGTTTTTAATATATCCGTTTTGATTAAAAAATATGTAACTTCATCCAAAGGTTCAAATACATACTTCCTTAAAGACAGCCCATAATCAGGAAGCATCACTCTCTCTCCTTTTTCAGTTAAAAGCAATTGTCTAAGATTATTCTTAATCAAAGCTAGTCCAGAACACTTTTGAAAGTAGCCCCCCTGACTAGTCACCTTCTTTAAAGTACTCCTCTCAACAACAGCACCGTCTAGGCTCCTGATAAGGGGGTAAGCTAATCCATACCTCTTCTTATATTGAGAGGCACTCCCCTTTAGGGCTCCTTCGCTTACGGGTACTCCATACCTGTTATGTGTGCTAGTAGTTGCCATTAGATTTTAATATTCTCGAAAAAACCTCGTTGAGCTTCATAGTTTTTACTAATTTCAGCAGCGGTGAGGGCTCTCTTATATAGCTTCACACTACCAAGATGTCCATATAAACCGCTTTTCTTTCCTCCCCATTTCCCACCCATAAAATTAGAGCCATCATTAGATCCAGCAACATACTGTGGTAAAGCCTTAGCTGACATACCATCAGTATATCCTCCTCCAATAATCCAAGGGGTCATTAAAACGCCCCCGTTTCCTTTCGGTGTAGGACCACCCCAATACCAGAAGGAGGTTTGTCCAACTGAGTGAGGAGGGTAAAGAGGGGGATTATAAGCTAACTTCCCATCATAAAGACTACTATAAGAGAAAGATGAGGAGTCCACCATACTGGGAATATTAGGAGGACCTTCTACTCCAAAAACATAGGAAGTAGAGCTTGTAGTCATTAACTGTCCATTAAGCCAGAAAGCAACTTCTTTGTTAGCATAATCTATGGTTACAGTAACCTGCATAAAGTTAGAGGATACATCTCCAAACTTAATACCCCCTACAGTTGTTGATGTGTCAATATATAAACCATGATAACCACTAGGAGGAACCTCATCCTGAGGACAGTAAGCAACATTAGCAGATGCTGCTAAGAAGGATACACAACTAGTATTAATACTTTGAGTAGGACTCATATAAAACTGAAGTCCTTGGGCAAGTGTGTTCTCGGAGGGATTATTAGAGGGTGCAGTCCCCTGAGTTAATCGCCTGTCTCTAGTAAAGCCCATTAATAAACCTCTGACAGTATTCCCATATTGGGGACCTTGAGCTAATAAGGGGTCTGCGGAAGAGAAGCTTCCACCTCTATTCTCACACCCTAAAACAACCCTATGAAGTGCTGATACTGATTTATCCGCAGCCCACCCCTCACCATTCTCTTGATCTAAGTCTGGAACATGCATCCAAGTTTGGAAGGTAGCCCCTCCACTTGCATATAGGAAGTTATCAATATCTGGTTCCCCTTGTTTTAGAAGCGCATAACCTAAAGGTCTATAGGCGTTATATAAATATTCCAGATTATTTGGATATCTTGAAGCCTTAGTACTTCCATTTACCCCAGAAAAAGTGTTACACATTCCTCTGAAATAAGGAATTCCCACCCCAGAGGGGAACATACTAGCAATAGAGGAGGCAACTATTTGCGCTGGTGCTGCGGAAGTAGAGCTTGTAGCACAGTTAACAGTAAAATAATTATTGGAGTCAGGTAAAACTATGTCTGCATCTAAGAAATTATAAATAGCTACTAAACTCTTGGTAGTTATTTGATCGTTGAGAGCTAAGTAAGTCCCGCTAGTTCCACTTGCTTGTGGGTCTGAGGTAATAATACCTCCCACACCAATAGGAGGCACCATTAATTCTTCAACCGTAAAAGTATCTTGAGGGATAGCACTCTTAATAAAAGTAGGACAAAGGGGTAAAACAGCACCTGACACCTCGCCAGGATTAAACATAATCCTCTCTTGAAGTGCTTTTTGAATAGCTAACTTCGCCCCATCTAAATCCTCTAAATTATTAATAGGTATAGCACCAGCCACCGCTGGCCTGTCTTCTGGAGCTAATATAACATGAACTTCAATTTGCTTTTTTCTTCTATTAATTTTACTATCGTGATCAGCAATTTTAGAATACAATATCTGTCTTTGATTAACTACTTGCGCTGAGTCCTCTCCATATCCCTCTACTTTAAGGTTAGTAATATAAGAAGACAGATCATAAATATTTCTGTTGCGTTGATCTAAAATAACTTGTAGGAAGTGGTCTTGTTCATAGAATCCCTGCATCAAAGGGCTTTCATCAATATGCTTAATATCAAATACAGTATCAGCCCAGGTATTAAAAGTTGCCCAAGTTACAGCTTTTCCTTTACCCCCAATATTAGGATTCTGCTCCAGCAACCACCTAAGTCCTTCTGGGGGAACACCTGTTCCTGCAATTGGATCACCTGCTTCGTCCCAATAAATAGCATTAATAATACCTGTAATACATCCATCTTTCCAAACTACATTTCCGTATGCATCTAGAGACGATACCTGTGGAATATTAATACCTCCTCCATAGGCATTATAATACATTCCAGTTTGGGATTGTAAATACTGCCCCCTAACAGAAACAGGGGGACCTACATCACTAGAGGTAAGAACATCAGTAAAGGGATCAAAAATTTCACCTAATGCAGAGGGGGGCAAAATAGGATTACCATTAGCATCTACATCTAACCCTTCTAAAATATTAAAAGTAGTTGCTCCAGACAATGCTTCTGTTAGGGTTTGTCCTTCCCATGGACTATTAGGAGTTGTGTTTACCATACCTCCCCAGAAAGCTGGTTCAGGATTATTCTCAGGATCTTTCGCTCTTGCCTGAGTAATCTCTCTAATATTTTGAATTTGCTCGTCGGCCTTATTGGCGAACCCTACAGCCGCTTCAAGTGTAGCTTTAGTCTGGTCAAAGACTAAACTAGCGGCTTCCGCTGCTGGGGGAGGAGCGAAGTATTCTGTTAGAACTTCCCCTGTAATTGGATCAAGGGCTTGAAATCCTGCAATTTTATCTGCTATAGCAGAGGGACCTTTTTGCAAGGTTTCAAAAGTCTTCCACTTATCAATACAAGACTTAATCTGATTAATCTGGGATAAAGCCGTCTCCCCAATTACCCATGCTTGCGCTCCAAAACCTAAAATAGTTCCAAGCCCATACAGGTTGTTCAACCCTTGCAGCATATCCTGCTCAACCCCTAAGTTAGAGGAACTGGACACGAATACGAACCGTCCCAAGTCGGTATCATACTCCACAATACCAGAATCCAGAAAGATTCGACGCATGATATCCTTCATCATCTCATCTGCTTTATCCTTGCCATTTTGAATTCCTGCTTGAATAGAATTCAAGACAGGAGAAGGAAAGGCGGCTAATATATCTTTAGCCATATCCAACATACACTGAGGCACCCCATATTGAACGGAAAGAGCGTCCAATATAGGGGTAGGGGATGTTGTAATAATCCCTGCTGCTTTTGAAAAATCCCAACTAGCCATAATTTATCCTATGGAATATATGCTCCTCCTGTTTCATGGGGCATATTTAATTGAATATTTGGACCCCCATCTATAAAGACCGTATTCGATCCATTAATATCTACTATAGGAGCGTTAATTTCTACTTCCTCATCACTTTGTATAGTAAGCTTTTTAGCTGCTATAATATCTACCGTTCCCGCACAATCAATGATAACCTTACTTTCCGCTCCAGTAGTGTGAAAGTGGATCACGGAGTCGGGAGCCATAGCACTTACAGAAACATTGTTATGGTGTGACCAAGTTTTAACACACCCCCAATCTTCGTTCCCCCAATTCCCCTTTCTCTCTGCTTTGTACCCTCCACTAGAAGTAGTGATGGTATGTCTAGGATCTGCGGTGGGGGTAAGCCCTCCAGAGTTTACCGTAGCTGCTGGGGCAAAGGAACCCGTTGCCCTGTTCTCTGTTTCAATATTCCTACCCTCTTCAACCCAAGTATGGATATTGGACTCTAGAGTATAAGTATTAATAGGACCGTGTGTTCTTAGGTGTACTTCTCCTGCGGCGAAAGGGCTCATCTTACTATTACCTGTACTCCAGATAAAGAAGTTTTTCCCCTTATGCTCGTTAGAGTAAACTAACCCATCAACAATAGGGCTGTCTACTAAGGCTAATTTCTTACCTGATCCGCTTCTAAGAACCGTTTCATGCTGCTGGAAGGGGTCGTTTGCCTTATTACCTCGGTAGCGGTTGGTAATCATTAAAGTATCTTCTCGCAAGCCGTGTAGTCCAATCTTTTCAGGTACTAACGCCTTACCATCATACATATCTCTAAATCTAAGAGGCCAAGGACTTCGTTCTTTTTTGCTAATTACCGCAGCCCGATCCCCCTTTCTCATTCCATGCGTTCCTGGAGTTTCCTTTTCAACATATTCATCACCTGTCATCCCCATATCAGCATCTACGGGAGGAACATCAGGCTCAAAATCAATTTTATTATTTAAGCCGGGAATTACTCCCATAACAGAGCCCATGTAAAACCAGCCCTTAGAGATGTCCCCTGACCTACCAGGAACATCCATTTTTGCACAAACTACAACGCTTCCCGGCAGCGGGATAGCTACAAAAGCAGCCTTATTATTACCAAAAGGAGTTACATATCTCACCCACTCTCCCTTAGGGTTCTTTCCTGTCTGCGTATCAAAGGATACTTTAAACTGTCCCGAACGACTAATATCGTCATTAGAGATTACTGTTCCAATTTTTAATGGGTTAGAGATCATTCTCGTCCCCCCGTAGGTCTGTTAATAGCAAAAGAGGATTGTACTGCCCCCTTACTAATGGTATGTTCAAAGCCTGTCATAATATAAGTTCCACTAAACCAAGTTAAGTTTGTTTTTAGATTGTCAGTTCCCTCCTCAAAAAGAGAGTTCCCGGCTGCAAACCTAGGTTCTACACAATATAATAGAGCTTTTCTGTTTATTACTCGTCTGTCGTTAGAAAGATGAAACATGGGAATCGTAGTAATAGTACCTAATAATGCTTGATTGGTTAACTTAGCTCCCATCTTAGCAGCAGTCATTATGGCATTCTTCCCACCACTCACTCCCTTGCCACTAGTTTGTTTTTTGGCTTTAGGTTTAATGTCATGGGTCTCTCCAATAGCAGAGAAGGCTTTCCACATAAACTTAACCATGTCTGCTTTACTATCGAAATCTTTTCCGTCTGGGTCTACAAGCTCAGGCATATCGTTATCAGTACCAAAATGAGTGAATAGTGTTTCTACTCCTCCTAAATCATCAATCTCCCCCGCTGCTTTAAATGCATCAGTAGTCCCCCATATCTGCATGTTTTGATCCCAATAAGGAGAAACAATAGCTTCAAATCCCACGGGAACACCGTTCTTATCTAAAACATTAAGATTTAATTCAGCAATTGCATTAAAAATCTTAGTTACTTCTTCACTCTTTTCACTCCCCTTTCCCATAATAGAAGTAGTATACTGTTGGGCACTTCTAGGTTGCATCCCGAAGTTATTCATAAGATTATAATATTGTTTATTAATATCAATATCTAAGCTTAAAACATTAGGGTTCTTTGTACCCAAGGCAAAGACGGGCATTCGAAGAGCGGTCAAAGGTTGTTCTTTTCTAATCTGGTCTAAGTCTCCCTTAGGAATATTTGTATCCCCCGGCAAGTACAGATCTTCAGAATCGCCACCTGTGCTTCCACCAAACGGAGAAATCCACGGAATGGGTATATTAACATCATAAATCTCTTTTAAAAATTTATAAGTAAGCCCGTCTGCTTTGTCATAAGGATTAATTTGCTCTGTGATGGACTCTTCTAGTGCAAGCTGCTGCTCTTTTGTATTGGCAAAACTCATAACATTGCCTTCTTCGTCTAATTGTTGTTGATCAAAGATCCTAGCTTGGAGATAACTCATAATGGTATTTTTATCCCCCACCACAACTACGGGCTTCATTGCTTCGCCTACACTATTAGTCTCATACATCCACTCAGGCGCGGGCACCTTCCCTGCCTTAATATCCCTCCCACCAAAATGCTTATACATCACCTGTAACATGTTGAAATCACATTCTACATACCAATACGGATCGAAGCCTGGGATAGCCCCTTCGTCATCAACGCACTCCTTAATCTTCTCCATAACATTCTTGATTTTTTCTTGAATAGTTTCCTCTACTCCATCACCAGAAATAATAGCAGTAAGGTCTTTGCTTTGTAGCCAATCCATTACCTTCGCAGGATCTTCAATATTTTCAATTCTATCCCATACATTAGCTCCAACAGCCACCTGAATCTCCGTGTTCAACTCTTCTACAAAATTTAATCCACAGCTTTCTATTACTTCTTTTGTAGCCTGAATATGTGAGGTTATCATTTCCATATTATCTTCTTTAGCTCCTTGAAGCATACCCTCCATTGAAGCCCTTACTTCTTTTAATCTTTTCTTATATTCCCCAGCAAGATACTTATCAAGATCAGGTAAAATACATAATACATTTGTATTCTTTCCAATGGCTCCTTTAATATACCTTCGAATAGTATCTCTAATAATCTTGTGGATGCTGGGTCGCCAAAGGTCTGGTTCGTAGTCTGATCCTACCTCTTTAAGTAAGGGCTCATAAAATTTCTTCTCGACTTCAAAAGCCTTTTTATTAAACATAGGATTAGATTCTCCAGTAAAAACCATCCCAAGTTGAAAGCCCTTAAGAGGTCCAAGACCCATTTGTGTTAAATTGGGATGGATGCCTACCCCAGAATAGACTAACTTTAAACTTCGTGCGCCTCCTCCCGTAAAGCTGTATTCCATATTTATACAGCGATCAAAACACATTACGGGAGTCCAGTCTAGTAAGTTCTCTCCTATTCCATAAGTTATCCACACAGGGCGTTGAAGTTGGCTAGAGTTAGCATCAATTTGTTTTTGAATTAATTCAAGGTTTTTCTCTGCATATCCTCCATCATCATTACTATCTCGCCAGCCAATAAAGTTGCTCTTACCCAACGCAGCATCTTTCTTTGCGTCCTCCATCACTTCTACTTCGTCTTTTAATGTGTCTATATGATCTTCAAGATTGTTTTCAGTAGCACCATCATTAAATTTCATCCCCAGAACTTTTATAGAACCATCATTCTCTCTATCAATAGCTTCGTCCATCTCTCCTGATTCTATCTTATGAAGTAAGGTTACAAATCCCTGCAACTCTTTCTTTTTACGCTCTAACCGTGAGCCTAAAGGATCATCGTCAAGAGAAATCAAATCTTGATCGCCTATCTTAAACCACGATGTCTCAAAGGTCCCTTCTGGATCAATAAAATCAATTTCTAATTCAGGAGCAGCGGCTTGCTTCCCTCCTTGAGAAAATCCAAATTTATGCTTTAGTGATATAAAATTAGAAGCGGGACTATTACTGAAAATATAAGTTTGTTGAGTACCTGTCTTCTTACTACCTAACCCAGTTTTAAAATCAGTAAGCGTCATAGACTTTTGAAACTCCAAAAGATCCATGTAGTCGTAAGACATGATAATGTTAACTGTAGGGACTTCTGCATGTCTTTCTTCCATAGCTTATACCCCTGGGATAAAGATATTATCACCTGTATTCATTTGTTCGAACACATCAAAGATAGAGTTTTTTTCCATAATTTCCCACCATGAAACAGCACTACCTAAAAATAAGTAGGAGATTAGCTCTGGTCGGTGTTCATAGCCAAAGGGAATAGTACCTAGCTTTTTACTAAAGCGTCTAGAACTACTTAAACCACAATAGAGAGATTCATAGCGTCTACTACCCACTGAGGTCGTTATAGGCTTCCCCCTGTGAACAATAGTAATTAATCCAAAGCCCGCTCTGCTCTTCTTATTTCCTGATTTTCGTACCATTATTTAGCCCATCCATATTCTAAGGGGTCTGTAGTATACCAGTTTGAAGTTGCTGATTCCCAACCCGCAATGTTATCTCTTTCCAAATACTGTGCTGGGTCATACTTACCCATGTTTCCTACTCTTACTTCTTGCAACTGCATAGTAATTTTTACTCTGCGGGGGGTTAAGGTCTCCATATCGTATCCCGCATTTTCATCCCATGATATATTATAGCTTTTTACAATACAAGGAACGCTCTGGTACATAGCTCCAAAGGTTAATCTAACCAAAGGGGGTCCAAAAATAGGGTTGTCTGCCTTATTGGTTACGGAGGTACGGAAAAGGGCTATAAAGAAAAGTAACGAGTCCAACGCAGCATGACGCTGGTTGGGGGTCATACTTTCTAATGTCTGTGCAAGATTCGATGCTCCTTGCAAA